TCCGTCAACTAATAATGTTTTAACCACTTTTATCGTGTTAAAAGGTTACACTTCTTTTTCTTCTTCCAATTTGAAGTCACCATCAGTACCGATGACCTCTTTCCAATATTCCGATTGTTCACTCTTATAAGCTTCAATCGATTTCTTTTCTTCAGTAGATTCTTTACCCGCCAAAAATCCGTGAGGAGTTACAATGATTTTACCATCTTCATAACCCAAACCATTAATATGGTTTTTCATAACAGATATCTTTGTACGTGTTGCGAATTTTACTTTTCTCTTGTCTTTGACTGCGGTGATTTTGTTTGTCCCTGCATTTTTCTGATTACCAAATAAAAATACCAAAGATGAGTTTAACCAAATTGACTCACCACCTTTAGCTTTAATCTTTGGTTGACCGAATGGATTGTCGGGAAGTTCAACCCACGGTTGGTTAACAATAACCAATGTGTTTTCGTATTTTGAGTCCGCTTTACGAGAACCTGAAATACGTTGATTGATACCCATACCAATTTTATCAGCCAATGTTGCTGCGTTGTGTTGTTTACCACCTTTACCATCAAAAGTCATTTTACAAGGAACTGAACCTACAGAATCCCACAAGAATAACAGTGAATAATCTAATTCACCTTTTGATTGTGCATCTAATAAGTCATTAATGTAATCTGTGATTTGTTCAATGTAATCAAAATTGTTATTGAAAATAAAGAATCCATCCCAATCCAATTCACCCGTTTCTTCGTCAACGACTTCTTCACACTCAAAACCCATAAGTTGTGCGTGTTCAAAAGACCATTTTTGTTCAGTGATGATAAACACAGGAAGGATACCCTTCTTTTGTGCGTCAACCGCAGTTTTAACTAAAGCAGTTGTCTTACCTGTATCACTGTGACCTAAGAACATATTCAAGTGACCAATAGCAGGGCCAGGAACACCAACAGCATCCAAGAATTGTTCCCCTAAGTCAAAAAACCTTTGGGGTTTGTATTTTGCAGAAGTAGAGAACTTCTTCTTAATACTACTAAAATCTTTTTTCTTTATTGCCATATTTCTTTAAATTAAAAAGATGATGCGGGTATATACCCGCATCATCGTATTAGTGTTTCTTAGAATGGTAGGTCGTCATCAACTTCCATCTCAGATTGTGGGTCAACAGTTTCTTCTGATACTGTATTAGTTGAACCACCGATAGACATTTCTGACTCCTCACCGTATACGTACTTTTTCAACTCACTATCCCAAACAGGTGTTTCACCTCTTGCGATTGCCTCCAAATACTCAACAGGTTTTTGAGCGTATACGTCTTGCCATGTCAACTCATCTTCCATCCATTCTTTCATTTGGTCTGAATCTTCGTGAATTGCACAAGGGTCGTCATACATAACTGTTTGAACTACTGTGTATTCGATACCTTTTGGTGTTTTAGCTTTTGAAAGTTCAATAATTAAATCTCTACCTTCATTAGCATCTGTAACATCACCCTTCGCTTTCCAAATTGGAATGATTTTGTCCAAAATACCTTCTTGTTTGTAGTTGTCCTTGAATCTCCAAAACTTAGGTCCGTGGTCTTCATTCTCACGGTCAATAAGTTTTACGATGTAGAACTTACGTGGACGGTACTGACGAGCCAATTCTTTGTCTGACTCTTTACCTGTAGACATTAATTCTTCGTAAACCTCAGTAAGTGGTGAACGCTCACCATCATTCTTACCTGGGTCATACAATTTAGTCCACTTACCATCGATTTGTACCTCGTGGTACCATACTTCTTTGAATGGTGAAGAACCGTCAGGAGTTGGTAGGATACGAACTCTCTTTTGTCCTGATTTAGTACCTTTAGGTAGGTACGTTGTGAAGTAACGTTTTAGTCTGTCTTCTTGAGACATTGACTGGTTTCCGTTGTTTGTCTTTGCAGTATTTTTCTCATACTGAGCAAGGACTGCGTCTAATGCATTTGCCATGTTTTTCTCTTTTTACTCTTTTAAAAATTTATTCTTATTACTCTCTTTTAAATATAACACATTAGTCTATTTAGTCAAATGGTTATAAAATAAAAAAGACCACAAAGTGTGGTCTTATTATAGTATAGGATTTTCTTTTTGTCAATTACATTTGGTCATCTTCAAACGGAGCATCGAAAGATTTTTTGATGTCACCATCTGAATAGTTTTCAACCTCATCAGAAGTTAATACATATTCATTTTTACCGCTTCTTTCCATTTCCTCACCTTTATCCATAAAGAAATCTGTTAGTTTCTGATTATAAGGATAACTATCTAAACTTCTTAATTGTAATTTTTCTTCAGGTGATTTTTGACGATACTTCTCAACTTTATTTTCCAAGTCGTTAATCTTTTGTAAAATTTGGTCCATATCAGATAGTTTACTTGTTAAATCTTCTAACCTATCCATCATAGTCTCCATATATTCTTCTTGTTTTTCAGACATATCTTTCTGAGTTGTAACCAAATCAGTAATATCTAATTCTTCAGTACCACCTTCTTCAGTGTCACTTACTTCAACTTCTTCAGAACCTGGTTCATCAACAACCTCAACATCTGGGTCAGATTCAACATCTACAGGTTCAGACTCACCACCTAAATCAGTCTCAGGTTCTGCCGCTAAATCAGCTTCAGGTTCAACTGCTGGGTCTACTGGTTCTTCTTGTTCTGAAAGATAACCGTTAATTTTTCTGTATCTTTCAATTTCACTTAATATTTTTTTATCTATTGACATAACTATATTTTTTTAACCGTTTAGAAGAGTTTTCACACCTTGTGGAGTTTCAACCTTCAACGTTCTGTTTAATTGCATTGTGTTGTCCACTCTTTCAATAAGGCCGTCTCTCATTCTAACAGTATAACAGTCACCTGTGTCCAAATCACAAACTTCTTTGTAACCGTTACCCGTATCTCTTTCAGTAATTCTAGTGTCTTTTGACAAATACTGGTCTAATAATGATTTTGTATCCATAACGTTTTTATTAATAAATATATGTTAATTAGTGTTTTTCTTGATTTTAGTTGTTATCCCAAGCTTTTATCTTTCTCTTAAATACGTCATACCCCTTATCAAAGGTTTTTTTCGATTCAGTATTAGTCTCTTTTTCAGAGTTAATAGTTGCAATTATTGAGTCATCAATATTACTACCCGCATTTAATTGTTTGTCTAATTTTGTAAACCTCAATGTGTAATACCATAAGTAAGTATACGTTAATGCTAAGTCTCCGTTGATATTAGTATTATCCAAAAATGCTTGTATTATTGGGTCATACTGAGAACATACCTCTTTCATAAAGTTGATTGATTCATTAAGGTCTTTAAAGGATATGTATGGCTCATCAAAATCTCCATCTTTTATACATGTTTGATTGTCAAATTTAATAGTCCACTTATCATTTTCCTTAGCATTTTTTAAATTAAAGTAATTGTTGTTAAACGCCACTAATTTTTGACCTACACCTGTTTCAACGAAACCTGCACCAAAAATATATTTTTTAACGTTTTCACTTAAACTTAAATTATCAATCGCAGTTTTAAATGTTGAACTGTTAACATTTGTCTTATTTAATGAAACATAAGGTTTGTCAATTTTTTGTTGTGCAATACATTTATCCTCAGTACCCTGTCTTTTGTTATCTGTTGACGTTCTACTGTTTTTAAGATTTTCACTTCTTTTTACTTCACTTTCACTTAATACACTGTTAGTAGACGCCAATCTTCTAATATCATTCAAATAGTTTTGTACTAAATCTACGTTGATACTCGAAATTAAACCATCTGGCATTTGTAAAGAATATTTAGTCGCCCTAACTCCTTCAAAAGTAGTAACAAAGTCTCTACTTGTTATGTCATGAGAAACACTTGTAATAAGATATGGTCCATAGAACATCGGCACATATCTAAGGTTAAAGTACATTGTTGGTTGTATCATAGCATTACCCATAGAAACAACAGTACAGTTGTAACTTCCATTTTTATAGAAGTTATATAAATTGGCAGTTTGTTGAGCAACCTTCTGACCATCAGCCATCTGACCCATATTTGCTAAGATTTGGAAGGTAGGTGCGATATTTTTTCTTTGTGACATATCAATCGAAATAGATTTAAATATATTTTGATTTCTCGTACCAAAGTCTACATTAAATGCCACTACTTTGTTTCTATCTGAGAAATTATCAACACCATCTTCTGAAGCTCTGACCGCAGATAACGCTGGTTGTGTGATGTCAAAAGAGTCATCGTTATATAGGAAGTTTTCGTTCTGTGGTGAGGTATTAATTGTTTCAGAAACTTTACCCACATAAATTGCCAAGAACTTTGGTTCTGAGCCGTGTGTATCTACTTCTAAGAACGTACCAAACGCATTATTTGCAATATCAGAAAAAGACGGGTCAGGCATTCCTTGTTTAACCCTTTCATTTCTACCATAGAAATTGGCATATGTCGGCGTCGGCATAAAGATAAAGTTATTATCTTCTAATATTTCACCTATTAAAGATAACACACTCTCAAAAGAACTACTACCTTTTAAGAACCCTCTTAAGTTTTCAATATTAATAATGATATCGTCACCCACAGGTCTGTTTGCCTTATCCAAAAATAAAAATTCTTCAAATAAAGTTTTAGTTTTAATATTTTGACCTGATACCCACCTATCATTAAAATTCTTAAAGGTTGTCCACAACTCGTTTTTGTTAACATCACCATCCAACTTCGATATTCTTATTTGTTTTCTGTTTTCATCAACAGAAGGTAGTCTTCTATTGAGGTTTGTGAAAATCTGATTTAACATATTCAATTGAGTTGTTTGATTACTCAACATGAAGTTTTCAAAGTCTTGAAGGAATTCTCCTCTAGTTAAGTCTTTATTGTTGTATTTTTTAGTCGCGTATATTTTTATAAGTCTATTTAAATCAATAACATTTGATTCGGTAAATTCTACATCTAAATCATAAAAGAAGTCAGTTATATACGAACCATTATCACTATACACCATATTTGGTTCAACATATTCTCCAACATATTCATACAACGCGTTCCATGCGTCAGGGAAATTAGCTTTACTAGTCGCTAATGTTGTGGCGTTTGATGAGGTAGGTACTGAACCTTCTACGTAATTACCAAAATCAATTTTATCTACAGGAACCAACGATTCATTACTCGAAAAGGAATCAAACACTCTTCGGTTGAAGTCACCAGGATTACCTATCTTTAAGACAATATCCTTTTGATTAATCTTTTCAAAACCTTTATTAACAAAATTTATCATTTGTTGTTCTGCAATAGATTTTACTAAATTGTTTGCATTAACAACATTTGTAGGTTTTTTAACAAATAATAACGACTTCATTACTTTTTCAATATTATCATTATACGATATATTAAACGTACCTAAGTATTCATCGTCATTTATCTTAGATGGGTTTGCAACTATTTCTTCAAAATCTTTTTCTTTTTTACAGAAGTTTAAGAAGTGTTTTTCAAATTCATCCAAAATGTCTTTAGAGAACACGGCAAATAATTCTTCAATAGACTTATAGTTTTTATTACTATCTTTGTTGATTAGGTTGAATGCGTTTTGTTCATCTTTAGTGTTGTCAATAACTTTTATATATTCATTTGTTTTTGGTTTTCTAACCCATGAATTATTAAAGTACCCAAAATTAGGTGAACCCCACAGTGTTCTTACATTACCATTTTGAATAGATTGATTACCCGAAATGTCTTGAATTAATTTACCATTATCGTCCAAACACTCCCTCATTGATTGATTGAACTTTAAGAACCCTGAAGAAGGAACAACTAATATATTACCTTTAGAATCGTCATCAAAAGAAGTATTTCCGTCAATGTCAAAATACTGATACCAACTTTGGTATTCCATATGTCTTGTTGGATTGTCCTCATCATAACCTGCGAACAGTCTATTACTTTCAAGATTACCTGAATTAAATTTAGCATCATTATAAAGACTATCAATCTCAGCACTATTATAACTTACCAATACATCTTGACCTGTGAAAAATTTGTAAGTATCGTTTACAACTTTAGGGTAAAAACCGTTCTTAACGAAGAACATCTGACCAGTTGCCGTTGACTGTAACTTTTCAGGAACATAATCTACATTACCACCGTTGAAATTTTTAATAGTATACACCTTTTCAATGTCATTATTGATAGGGTCATAGGCATTAACATAATTAAAATCTTCCCATATGTTATCGAGAATATCACCATTACCTAACTTATCTTGTTTGTACCTATGCCAAACTGAACCATATTTTAATATCCATACATATGGTAACTTGTGGATAGCTGAGAATTTTGTCAATCCAGCAAAAAGGTAATTACTCCACGTGTTTGAAGGTGTACCATCCTCATTAGTATTTTGAGTTAAGAACTTCTCACTCAATGTTGATAATGGTAAAGAGTTTAGATATAAATAACCTAACCCAACATACGGGTTTTGAACTCCATTAGTTTCATTTTCAACACCCTGTAAAATTGAATTTACAAAGTATGGTGTATTCAATAATGATGTTGTTTGTGTTGAAGTTAACTTGTTGGTTGTTTGATTATAGTTAGTACCATAATCTAAC